TCATTGCCCCACTAATAATTACATTCCATCCGGTGGCGATCCGAGAGTGGTTGTCGTATGCGTCACCGTAATCCGTGGCCCTCGGACCATTGATCAGTTCCTTCGCCTCGGCTAAAACTTCATCTCGTTTCATCACTTCAATCCTCCAATAAATCTTGACCACGAGGTTTAAGAGATAATTCAAGCCGCCAGCGGCGAGCCCTCCCCGTTTCCCAATCATACGGGTCCCACTTAGGGTTCTTAACATCCATATACCCCAAATTAGACGCAACCTTGCGCATCTTCCGAAAAGCCTTAGTTTCTATCTGACGAACCCGCTCCCGGGAAACCCTCAAAGATGCAGCGCACTCATCCAAACTCTGGTCATGCGCAAACCGCCGAGCTAAAACATCCCGCTCCCGAGGAGTTAGGTTCTTGGAAAACTGACTTAATGCACTTAATTGCGATATAGTCTTTTCTGACGAACCCTCCTGAACTAACTTCTTTACGTCGTCCAAATCAAGATTAACCTCAGATGTCGATTTCCTCAAACGAAGCTCACGCATATGATCCGGCCACAAATCCTCCGGATCCCGGGCAACCATCCCCGCAATATCCAAAGCTAAATCCGTCCAACCCTTCGAATTATACGGAACAGCCTTCATCGTAATTAACTTATTTACCGTCTGATGCGAACGACCCATCTTTCGGCACATGTCCGCAACAGAAGAATACCGCTCGCGTATCGCACGAAGTAACCTTCCATTGCGAACAGTTACCTTTAAATTAAAATCTTCATCTCGTTTCATATCGTGTACCTGTACTTATGGTTGCTCTGAAGAATGTATAGCGTGTGACGCGCTCGGGTTACGCCAACGTAAAATGCTCGATGCTCATCGTCCGGATGATCGCTGTTAACACACGCCGCCGTCGACATCGTGTACACAACGCAGTTGTCATCCTCCCCACCCTTCATCGCATGGAATGTGGACAACTTGATCCGAGGCTCCGACATCAAATCATCGCCTCTTCGAGCCATGGCGTCAATGTAATCCTGATCGTCTCGGCCCACGCGCATCACCTCATAGGCGCTCTGCTCTGGCCCAGCCAACAACCCGTACTGAAGCTGCAAGATTTCTATGTCCAGTTCAGCGTCCGGAGCAAGCACGTCCAGCATCTGCGTCGAGCCACGCTTGACTACAGCGTTCTTTCCCTGCTTTGGCACCGCCGAATACAGGTCCTTAATGCGTTGCAGCCCCACGCTTTTACCAGCACATAGGTCATTCCAAGTGCCCAAGTTCGCCACCAGTTCGAGCGGTATGCTCGGCCTGCCCTTGATTGAATACTTAAACCCAGCCTTTCGAACATGCTTGGCTAACTCGTAAACATATCCGTTAGTTCGAGCCATGATGGTCCACGATCCCTCGTGCAGCGGAACGTCCTCCAGATGATAAACGTATTCGACGTTACCCTCTTCGTCTCGAGCCTTAAATTGTTTGACGTGCCGATCATCAATCCGCTGGGCGATTGTCTTTGCCAGCGCGTGAACCGATCTTGGAATGCGATAGCTTTGAGCCAAAACTTTGACGTTAGCCGAGCTTTTGTTAAACTCCTTAACATCAACGCCCGTCCACCTGTGAATGGCCTGATCATCATCCCCAGCAATATAAACCTTCTCTGACTTCTCCGCTATCTTCTCCGCCATGCGCCACTGCAATGGGGTGAAGTCTTGAGCCTCGTCGATAAACAAATAGTCGAGGTTCGGTGGGATCCCCAGCGTGATGTACTTCTCGATCATATCCACATAGTCGTACTTGCTGGTCGCGGCCTTGTACTCAATAAGCTGCTTGGATAACTGCTCCAGCTTGGGAAAGAACAAGTCCCTGTCGCCCTCCTGATTGAACTCCGTGTCCAAATCAACCATGCGCAACCGTGCGCGGTTCTCAAGCTGTAGGTACTTGGACCCCGATCCTCCGAGCGTAGGCAGTGACATGCCATCCTCAAGGTTCGTCCGTAACTTACCCTCAAAGGTCAAACCAATCTCGCGCCCGATGTTGTCGTAGTCTTCTTTGTTCATCACGTCTTGGGACTGTAACCCAAGTCCACGAAACCCAAACGAATGGCTCGTCCGCATGTGGGGAAAGTCTTTGGCCTCCAGATTAAACTCAGCACAGGCTCTTGTTACCATCTCCTCGATAGCCTTGCGCGTGAATGAAATAACCCCCAGTCGAGACGGGTGCGCTCCACTAGCCAACGCCTCTTTGATCTGCTGTATGAGGTAGTATGTCTTACCAGTGCCCGGTGGGCCTAGAACAAGTTCCGCTTTAGGTATCATAATCTTTTCCTCTTGGTCTGCTGTTGACCCAATCTTCGATCTCCGCCAAAACCCAGCGCGAAGCCGAGCGTCGATTATCGTCGGACCCAAGAACAATGGGCTTCGGAAAGTCGTCCGTCATCTGTGCTAACTTGTAGACGTAAGACCGTGATACTCCCAATAGATCGGCAACCTCTCCGACCCGGAGCAATCTGTTAGAATGGGATGTCATTATCTATCTCCTGTACGGGTAATTCTACCTCGTCCTCTTCAAATGCAGGAACCCACCAACAACGTATCTTGGTCCGCTTCCCGCCTCGTTTCATAATATTCTGACTGCCGTTATCGCCGCCCATGTCCCTGATCATCTGAATGATCTGAGCTCGGCCCAGCGCAGTAAACCTGCGGTGGTGCAGATATTCCAGCAGCCCCTCGATCTTAAACTTGGTTACGCCGTCATCGGTCCACGGCTTGCCCATCTCAATCTCTTCCGGTGCCATCGCTCGAATGTGGCTCGTGCAGTAAGAAACCAAATGACTCTTGAACTGCCCCGCATACGTCTCTTCCTCCGGTACATCGATGTACGTCGCTTGGCTCATTAAGCTGTTGACCATCTGCTGCCACTTGTTGGCCTTGGTAGTCGGAGGCATAAAGTTGCACTGCTCCATGCAGGCCCGTTGCCAAAGCGTTTGGTTCTGTAGCTGCTCGGTGCTCAACTGAATGCGCAGCCCGTTTACATCCATGAAGTATAACCGCGGCTCGGACAGCATAATCGTCAGGCCACCAACCTGTGGTGCATCCGGAGCATCGTCGCTAATCCCATGCTTTGCCAACACGCAGAGCGCGGGATCGCAGTACGACTTGAACGGCTCATCCTTACAAGTGTACCCCCAGTCTTTCTTTTCATGCTGCTTGATAACCGTCATGACTTCCGTCGAGGGCAGCGGAGGAGAAAACAACGTCCGGTTATATTCTTCCAACGCATTCTGCCAACTGTCCGGAAACTTCTTCTTGCAGTACACGCCCATAAAAAAGAGCAGCTTATTGCGCGGCTCCGACTGCGGCCCGTCCGAAAAGATGTTTCGAATACACGGAGGTCCGTCATCAAAATGCTTGCGCGTCTGGGTCGTGCTACGAATAGCCTCCAGATCCGACAACAGTACGCTTTTCTTGTCGACAGCCTCCAGAAACTCATCGAGCTCCATCGCTTCGCCCTTCTCATCGAAGCAATACCGCTGGGGCATCTCCGCATCGAAGTAGGGCATGTTGATAAAGTTACCCACGTCCCCCCGCTCGACAATAATCGTGTCTTGCTTCGGGAATATCTCGACCCCACTGTGACCCAGCATGATCGACATCTCGGTCAAATACTCTCGGACCACCGCCGCCTGTTCCCACTCCTTGAGAAACAAATACAGATGCGCTCCACCAGACTTAGATCGACAGTGCAGCAGCGGAAGCTGGAGCTTCTGGATCTTGTCCTGTAACTCTTTCTGGTTCAGATCGTAGACATCAACGTCAATCGCCCCGAACCTACACTTATTCTCTTCGTTGATCGGGATAGCCCCGACCCCCTGCTTGCCATCGATGTGCGCCTGTACTAGCGCCTCGGTCAACGGCTCTCGTATAATCTTGCTCTTGCTGTTTGCCTTGCCGTCCCTGCTTGTTCGTCCAACAGTCGTTGTACCATGAGCATTCTTCGCCCCAGCAAACGCGGCAAGCAGCTTTTTAGATTGTGACATTTACTGCTCCCAAATGAAGTTGGGGGACGGCCTCAGTACCCGTCCCCCGAGGCTACTTAGAACGGAATTTCATCGTCCTTGACCGGAGGATTGGAAGTTGGGTTTTCCTCCTCCGAAGCAGCTTTCACTTCACCCGCCGCAACACTGTCGCGGAAGGCTTTGGCTTCGAGCATTAGATCGCGGTCCTCGACCAGTCCGATCTTCTCAATAGTGTAATTGAACCACGACCCTTGGTCATTGCTTTCCTCAACAGTGGTAAACTTCCACTGAGTGGCAAACAACGGAGGCAGAACCATCTGGCCTGTCTTCGGATGCTTGATCTTTTGCATGGCAATCTGCGTCTTCCAACGACGGCTGACTTTCAACTGCGATGATTTCATATCGATCACGACAGGTTGAGTAATGCCATCCTTGCCAACAACTAAACAGAAATGCTGATCCGATTTAACCAACTCGTGTCCATTAGGCAGGATCTCCTTGGCCCCATTGCGAGTGGTTTTTTGAAGCACCGGATCAGTGGCTGGGATCTCCCCTTGGAAACCACCACCTTGCTCCCGAGGTATGAACTCGAGGTACTTGGTGGTCTGGAAACAAGGAACGACTGTTATCCCTTCTTCGCCCGTGAACAGTTCCATGGTCACGTTATTAAACATGTCCCCCTGCTCCGAGCCTTCGATGTACTGAGCTTCACGCTTCTTGAGTTGTGGCGACATCGCTTGCAAAATACGAATGAACGGGATCTGCATCTCGCTGCTGTCGTATGTTGCGCCTTCACCCGCGAACTCGAGGATGTCGTCCATGACATCTGTGCTTAACTCTGCATTTTTCTTTTTTGCTACGGCACCCATATTACTTCCTCCGGATCTGTGCTGTGTTAGAAATGAACGCCCCGAACAGGTCGAGGTCGATTGGTTTACCATCCGTCACGCGCTCTTTAACAAACGCTTTGAGTGTGGATGGGTGGACGTGGGTCTTGGTTTGAGGATCAAAGCCACGATCTTGCAGCAGACCAACAACGTCCCCCGCAACATTATCTTCGCCCTTACCAAACGAAACGGTGATATCGTTCTTGATGATGTCGTCCAGCCCGTTATCGCGTAACCAACCCAAGGCTTCGTCCTTGCGGTCCTTGGGTATCGAGGCAGACACAATCATCTTGCGCTCGACTACAGCACCGTCCACGTCAAGACGCTCGACGCCCATCTCATCCATTAGAACAGGGATGTTCTCGACAGACAGCTTGTGCTTCTCTTGCTTGAGTGCCTTTAAGTGTTCCTCCGCATCGCTGATTTGCTGCTCAACATTGCGCAGGGTTCGAACCAGTTGACTTAGCTGCTTTCCGGTTCCAGTATCAACAGACGCTAACGCATCTGATTCGTCGAAGTAGTCTTCAAATATATCGTTCATAAGTTTTTCCTCTTCAGGGTTGATTTATACGGTAGCCTCGTGCTATCCGTACAGAAGACAATAGTGGAGGTATATGATGGATGTCAACTACAATTTTAAACTAAAACCGTTTGACCATCAAAAACAGGCGCTCAATACCGGGTGGGATCGTATTGAGTTCGGGCTGTTCATGGAAATGGGAACAGGCAAATCAAAGGTTCTGATCGACAACATGGGCATGTTGTACCAAGCGGGGCTTATAGACTTCGCCTTGGTCATCGCTCCAAAGGGCGTCTACCGCAACTGGGTAGCCAAAGAAATCCCCGAGCATATGTCCGATGACATCGAGCATCGAGTAATACGCTGGGTGTCTTCGCCAAACAAAAAGCAGCAAGAAGAAATGCGGTCAGTCAAAGACAGGTTCAACGGCCTGACCATCTTCGTCATGAACGTCGAAGCGTTCTCCTCGGTCAAAGGTAAAACCGCTGGGGAATGGATGGGTCGTGCGCTGGGCTCAAATGGTCTAATCGCAATCGACGAATCAACCACCATAAAAAACCATAAGGCCAAGCGCACCAAGAACCTGATGAAAATCGCAGCGAACTTCAAGTACAAAAGACTATTGACAGGGTCTCCGATAACAAAAAGTCCGATGGATATTTATTCGCAGTGTGAATTTTTACGGTCGGGCTTGCTGGGGTATGAT